TCTCTATATAGTAGATAGCTATTTAGGTCGGGGTCGGTTGTTAGCCCATAGATATTTCTTATATCTCCAACAACAAGATTTTGAAAACGATAGGTAACACCTGCCGCTCCACTTGCCGCTTGACTGTTGAGAATACCTAAAAGAACAAAACTCATATTTATACCGCCGTAATATTTCCGATAACTCGATAGCTATCTGTTCCAATACAAAAGATTGAGGTTGCTACATAAGCGTTTTCGCCTGTCGTTACCGAACCCGAAGTTGTCAAAGTTCCCGCTCCTGCGATTGTCGCTCCGTCTGTTGTGAAGTAGCTAGGCGTTCCATCTGTAAAGACTGTCACCTGCTCACCGACATTTAAGTCTGTTGCAGTTGATACTGTCACTGTGACTGCGTTGTTGAAGTACAAGTACTTGCCTGCATCGCCTGAAGTCAGTGTGTATGTCGTAGCAGTAGAGCTTGTAACAGTTGTGCCTGCTGAAACAGTGATGTCTCCGGCTGTACCGCCACCTGCTAGACCGTAACCTGCGACAACTGATGTAATGTCACCAGCCTGTGAGATTGACACCCATGCAGAGCCGTCATACTTTTCAATCGCGTCAGTGTCATCGAGGTAGCTAATCATACCTTCGGCAACGGCTGTACCGAGTGCGCTAGACCTCGCTGCAGAGTCTGCGAAGCGCATTACAGCTTGGTTCATAAAATATGTATTTACCTGCGCTGCAGTCAGGACTTGATTCGCCTGAAATTCTAAATAAGGCATTGCTATCCTTTACCAGCTAAGAGTTCCTACGTCTAGCTTACCAAACACTGCGTCATCTAATACCAGTGGCGCGTAAACTAGCTCGGCAAAACCGAGTGTTACATAATGAGTATCTGTACGAACTTGATGTTCGATGTTGATTACTTCTAGGTAACGGTCAATAGCGGGTGCTATGCCGTTGGGTGTAAATACTGCCTCTACTACCGAACCGAGTTCAAGACCGAGTATTTTGTTTTGGTCAGCTAAGTCTAGCTTGTGTAGGTCAACCTCAAGACTGTCAAAGCGATACTCCGGCTCACTAAACCTAGACGCATACTCAACAGCTATATCTGCAATCTGTTGGTCTGTCTCTACTAGCAGGTTAGTTACGTCAAACGTACGTACACCGTACGCACCTTGAGAAGCTAGGTTAGAGGCAATCGCAGTCCCGCCATTCTCTCGCGTAACCACCACTTCGTTGTACAGGTTTTCAGAGCCATAAATAACCCTTAGGTTGTCAAAGCTGATACCGCCCTCACCGAGTGTGACTAGGTCTTGACTTGTAGCTGCCTTTGTACGATTAGTAAACGCGACGTTACCTGACTTGTCAATAAAGATAGCTCCGGGTTCGCTGTCTGCAACTCTCTGTAGATAATTTAGTGCGTTCGTCTCCGCTGAGATTGGATATGCCCCAAGGCTTTGAACCGAATCCTCAAGGTTTCTAAGCTCTCCTGCCCACTGAACTCCGGGTCTGTCTAGAATCCTGTTTATACGCTCGTTGACGGTTTCTACAGGCGGTGTGAACTCAGTCAAGGTCTGTCCCGACAAAATGTAGAACGCATCAAGAGCTACAGCGGTAACTGTACTATCACCGTCAGGCGTGTAACTCAAATCCCAGTCGTCAATCCAGCCTGTAAACATTCTTTCATCGTTAGAGCTAATACGAATCTCTCTACGTGGGACGATGTTGCCAGCAAAGGGCGATGCTGCATACAGCGGGTCAAAGGCTCTGTCGTGGTTGTTGAACTCTACGTTTGCCTGTGCTGTCGGGTTGAAGGCGAACTCGTTAGGACGACCTCTACGAATGCTAAAGCTGCGCACTCTGTCAGTAACGTCATAGAATATAGTTCCGCCGAGTCTGTATTCAGTGTTGTCTAGTCGTCCTGCCTCATCATCGTCTAGCCGAAAGAAAGGCGCAATAGGACTGTCGGTTAGGTCAAAGCCAACCTCAATTTTGGGAGCAGGTATTGCCATCTGTTACCTCGTCAACTGTCCGAGTGAGAATCCGTTTCTACCAGCATAGTAGTTTAGCTCTTTAGCTACTGCTTCACCAGCCTTAGTTCCGCCAGCTCTGTCGCTTGCAGTTACGTTTACTGTGATGTTTGCAGGTCGGAAGTTAGAACCCGGTACAAGGCGATTAGACACTGAGGCATTCAAACTACCACTCAGTGAGGAAACTAAGTTTAGCCCTGCCTTCTCGGTAGCAAGACCTGTTGTAATTCTTCTAAGGTTGTCTGTTTGAGCAGCTAAGTCCTTGGCATCCTTTGCAGCCTTTGCAGCTTGGTTGAAGATGCTTCCGGGCATTCCGCTAACATTTCCGCCACTTGTAGACTTTTGTATAGCGTCAGATAGCTTTTTAGTTTCTTTAGTTGTTTCCTTTGCGCTTTCTTTTACCGCCTCTACAACCTCCTCTACAGCTTCTTCTACAGGGTTAGATGTAGGGGGCGCTCCGCCACTTGATGGAGGAGGTGTGTAGCTAGGCTCTGTAGGCTCTACAGGCATAGCTGCTTGTGCTGCAGCGATAGCCCTAGCGATACCAGCTTCAAGGATTGCTGTAAATGTGTCCACAAAGACTGTGGCAAGGTTACGCGCGGTCTCTTCTAGCGCACCGAGTTGCGAGTCAAGACCTTCAATGATTCCGTTGACAAAGTTCTCACCTTCGCCATACATAACCTGAGCGGTGTTCTCACCTAGCTCTTTACCTAGCTCATCAAGTTCTTTGAATAGTCCGTTGACCTCATTGACGGTTTCAGCTCCACCATCAACCAAAGCCTGTGCGGTTTCTCCACCAGCCTCAACACCAGCCTGTACTAGCTGATTGAATAGCAGTGGGTCTAGACCGAGTTGACGCAGTGCCTTCAGGTTGTCTACGAATACTCTTGTGCGCTCTACAACACTTCTAAATCCATCTACAAGTAGCTCAGACTTGCTTGCAGCTTCCTGAATAGGCTCTACAAAGTCAGAAATGATTGTGACGCGGAAGTCTTTTAGATTCTTACCAGCCTGTACAGTGTCCTGTACAACCTTGACCATGTCTATTTGCTGCGTCTCTTCCTGAGTGTTGCGCAGAATGTTAGTAATGTTTCCAGCGCTAACAGTAGCGTTTCTAACGTCCTTGAGCAGTGCATCAGCAAGGTTGCGACGGTTTAGTAGCTGGTCACGCTGTCTAGCAATCTGCTGTAGCGCTCCGTACTCACTGCGTGCGTAGCTAATTAGGTTGTTGTAACTCTCCTGAAGCAAGTAGCCGTTATCAAAGGCGTCCTTGGCTTTCTGCTCTAGGCTCTCAAAGTCATTAGTTACCTGACGCTCGAATTTGCCCATCTCACGCTCAAACGTAGGCAGAGCATCCATAGAGCTTAAGAACTCCGTAAAGCCGTCTCTTGCACTAAGTGCAGATTCTTTGAAGCTGTCAAACTCTGCCTTAGCTTGGTCAAAGATTGCCTTTTGCTTGTCGTACTCTTCTTTTAGCTCGGCGTTTTGTGCCTCAATGGTTGCAGTAAGTTCCGCAAGACCTGCAGCTGTCTGATTGAACAGCGCCTGTGCTTCTTGAACCGATTGCTTACCGTTTTCGATGACGCGGTCAAAGACCTTTTCCCACTCTTCGCCAGCACCGAGTATCTGCTCAATAAGTCCTGATGTAGCGCCAAGGTTTTCAAGCTTGATTTGCGCTTCTTGTTTCCTGACCTCATCCTTCATCTTTGAATAGAAGTCGGCTACGGCGTCTCTGGCAGGTGCAGTAGATTCTTCTACTGTTTCTTCAAAGCCAGCCATAGGGTCATAGACAAAGTCTTCTAGCTCGTTTTCGATAGCGCGGATGCTGCGCAGTCCACCTTCGTAAAGTCTTAGACCTTCAGCAGCCTCTGCAGCCTTGTCTGCGGTTTGACCGAGTTGAAAGTTTAGTTCTGGGAATTCGCCTGAAAGACCCTCAGTCTCCAGTCGAGCTGCAAACAGCTTCTCGGCTAAGAAACCTACTGCTGCAATAGCAATACCTATACCAGATGTAATAAGGGCTACACGTAGGAGTCTAAACTTCCTAGTGGTTGTAGATACAGCTAGCGACAAAACGTTCATGGCAATTGTTATGCCCTGAATAACCTTTACGGTCACTCCAACTTGGAAAATAACGCGCGATAGGTTATAGAACAGCTGAATGTTATTGGCAAGGATGTTGGCTAGGTTGCTAAAGAATCCAACAGCGTTGACAACACCGCCAACAAGGTTGTTTAGTACTCGCTCTACCTCGTCAGTGTTTTGTGCAAAGTCAACGACAGTAGGGATAATGCGCTCAAAGATTTGCGCCAGTGCGGGCGCAAGCCTGTCAACAATCGGCGTCATCGCCAAGGCAAGGTCTGCGAATACAGGCGTCAGTTGCTGTCCGGCAACAGCCTGCATGTTTTTGAAAGTAGCTTCAAGGTTTTGCTGTGCTACGAAGAGGCTGTCAGACTGTCTTGCATAAGCGCCCTGTGCATCCCTAGAGCGGTCAAACAAGAACTCCAACCGAATCTGCTGGTCTGCTAGACGCTCTGCAGCTCCTGTAAGCCCATCAAGTCCACGAGCAGCCTTCTCAGACTCAATTTCGTTCTGCTTCATGGCGACACCGAATTTCTCAATCGGGTCATACTCACCGCGGAACAGAGCCGTCATACCAAGCAAGGCTTCTTGTACGTCGTAACCGTAGGTAATAGAGAGGTCAGTACCAAGTCTTACGAGGCGCTCGGTTAGGTCTGCAGTCTCTGCAATAGAGAAACCGGACTGCTTTAGAACCGAACCAAGGAATGTAGTTGCCTGAGCTGCTTCGCTCTGTGACAGACCAAGATTTCTTGCCTCTTTGACAAAGTCCACCATCTGAGGCGTCGCTGAACCGAATACTGTTGCCAGACCCTGCATGTTACGTTCAAGGTCTCTAGACTGCTCAATAGCATCTCTAGCAAAGTCTGTTAGGAATCTTGCGCCCTGAAATACAGCAAACGCAGCACCAGCCTTGAGAGCAGTGTTGCTGACGTTGTTTATTGTTCCGCCGAGCTTTTGTAGGCTCTTTCTGGCTTCTTTGATTCCCTTGTCGTTAAAACCTGAGTTTAGGACGACCGCTAATTTTCTACTGACTGCCATTAGCTGTCCATCCTTCTCTTAATAGTGTCTAACGCATCCTCTGTCAACTCCGACATTTCTTGCGCTACTTTGTCTAATTGACTCAAAGCTCCGGGATAGACGAATCTTGACGGCACTTTATTCAATGCTCTAATCATACCTAACCCTTGATTCCTAATACGGTGAGTTCTCATAATGACTTCACCGTTACGCAGTGTGTAGCGATAAGGCTCAGTTCTAGGCTTGCTGTTTATGTACTGGTTAGACTTACCAGCCATATCAGCCATAACCGTTGCTGGTGATACGACGTCAACTGCGACGATGGCAGTTCTAGCTGACTTTGTAAACTTCTTAGGGTTTCTTGCCCTAATCAAAGCACTACGCGCAGGCTTGATATTTCCCCATGTAAGGCGTCCGGGTATCTTTGCCTGTTGCATTCCATACCTCTTACCGTTTCGACGGCTTGACGAGCCTCTGAGGGGCGCTCTGAGGGGTATGTTCTTGCGGATACCCTGCTGAACAGGCTTGGCGATTCTCTTTTGGTTTCTGCGGAACTCTTTTAGAATCTCTTTGTCAATCTCGTTTAGCTGTTTGATAATCCAGCGATAGTCACTAATGTAAACCTCAGATTGCTGAAAAGACTCGTTTACCGCACCGACTTTACTGGTAACCGTCCTAGTACCGCGCATTACAGCCAATTTACCGCCTATCTCTGAGTCTATTTTACCCTAAAAGAAAACCGCCCCGAAGGGCGGTCTCCTATGACTTAGGGGGCTGGTTCTTTGCTACGAGCCATCTATACATAGTCCATAGCATTCTGTCGTCCAGCTGCATCAACTCTCTAGGGCTGATACCAGTCTCACAAGCTATGCCAGCGAGATACCAATGGGCTGAGGATTCCCCTAGCCCTCGGATTTTGGGTCGTCGTCACTCGCCCCAATCTCACCGACGGTGCTTAGCCATGCTTCGTAGTCAAGCTTGGTTGACTTTGTACGTGACTCGCTGTGCCAAGCCAAGTACAGCAACCAGCTCATACGAGGTTCATTGCCAATGCTTACAACGCTGATGTTGAACTTGTCCTCGAAAGCGACTAGGTCAGCAGCGTTTGCTGTGATGTCTTTTTCAGTACCGTCCTCGAACTGAATGTGCAGGTTGATTTTCATTTAGTTTCCTTATGCTGTTGCGTAAGCTACTTCACCAGTGGTTGGGAATGTCACTGAGAAGGTTGCTAGGTCACCTACCGCACCGCTGATAGGGGTGAAGCTTGTAACAAGCACCTCTGCAGTGTAGGTTGGGTTTGTTGCGGAAGCTGTTGAACCCACTGGGTTTACTGTTACAGTTCCGATAGTTCCGACTAGGTCAGCGAAGAGTTCTGAAACTCCACCTGTTCCAAAGTCATTGTGGAAATCGAATGAAACCTGTCCACTCTTCAATCCACCGATTACTTCTGTCCAGCCAGCGCTTCCGAAGTCGGTTGTCTCGACCTCGGCTGAGTTGATGACCAGCTCAGCGCGAGCGCAGGCGTCAGAAATGTCCGTACCATTAAAGGTCACGTGTGTTCCGGTAACGACGTACTTTGCCAATTTATTCTCCTTATGCGTATACAACTACTGAAAACTCAGCAGCCAGATACTCTTGGTCATTCAGTTGCAGAGAGCCGATATTGTTCATACCCACAACGCGAACGTCGTAAGCATTACCGTCAAGGCTCTTATCCGATTCTACAGCAAGTTTGATACTTGAAGCACCACCTTGCGAGCAGTATTCGTCTATGAAAAGCGTCAACCCTTGTTGAAACGCCTCATCGTAGTTGACAGTATCCAGCTGCACAACTGCTATTGGCGGATTCGGGTTGTCTGGTAGCTCCGCGCTCGTTCGGAGACCAGAAATTGTGCCTATGTTCGTTGCTATTGCACTACGAACTGCATTTATGTCCGTCAAGCCATCCTCAATCTGCAGAATGGGTCGAGTAGCTTGGCGATGTCTGGGTCAATGTTAGATACCCTGATTACACCTAAGTCTGAGAAGCCAGCTACACCTAGCGGGCTGTCATAGCGCTTGTACTGCCTTGCTGACAACAGAATAGTTGCCTGACGCACAGCAATAGGGATTGCGCTGAAACCGAATGTGCCTTCAACCTTTACAGTAGCCTCATCGCCGACTGTAGGGAACAGGAAGTCTCCAACTGCCCTAATCTGTGTAGAAGGTGTGTCAATGCCTCCTGAGCGCCCATTGAGAGGCTCTAGCTGGTAATCTCCGGACTGCCAGACAGTATCAAAGACACCTTCAGCGTCGTCAGCCGTCTTTAGGCTTGTCAGGCTTACTAAATCGTCTATGACGCAGATGTAAGAGCTGATAGGAGTGTAAATACGCGTGTCTGACGCGCTGTAGAAGACTCTCTCGCAATATCCGTCAATCTGACGCGATGCAGACTCAACAGCAATCTCTAGCAAGCCGTCATCAACGGTGTCAGTGATTCTTAGAGCGCCTTTTACGTCTGCTAGTGTGCAATACCCATTTGTGATAGCCATGAAAACTCCTCAGCTACTATTCTAGCTTAGTTGTGCCTTTAGGAATGGCATCCAGCTGTCGTACCAGACTTTGTCCACGTCAAACTGCTTTGCAAACTTCCTAGCAACCTCTGAGCGCTCTCTAGGAGCGTCGTAAGCCTCGTTTAGTGCCTTTACAATGCTCGGCACGCTAGGTATCTGCCACCATGCGCCTTGTGAGTTGTCCCACTGTGGCTGACCTTCTACTAACCAGCCATCCTCTGCCACTAGGTCAGGCGTAGCTGCCCAGCTAGAACCGATTACGCGAGTTCCACAGGCTTGTGCCTCAATAGTAGGTACTCCAAAGCCCTCTCCATAGCTAGGAGCGAGCAACACGTCCATTCCGGTGAATGTAGCAGCTAGTTGCTCTTGTGGGATGCCGTAGCGGTACTCTGTCGAGTTCGGGAAGATAACCGAGTCTTGAGGTATACCGCAAGCACGTATAAGCTCAAGAAGATTCCAACCAAGACTGCCACCAAGAGCGTCAGTATGAAGGTAAAGAACAGAGTCAGGGTGCTGCTTATGAAAAATACTAAAAGCAAGGATATTCTCACTAAATGCCTTCCTGTGTAATAGACCGCTCGCTTTATTCGCTGCAACCATTCCAACAACAAACTTTTCTCCTGTCTGCATATAGTCTCTGACGTGCTGACCATTAGGCATCATGTCAGTAGGCTTTAGCACCTTTGTTTCTACACCATGCGGAATGTAGTGATGCTCAATGCCTTTTTCTTCCATCTGACGCGAACCGAATGGCGACATTGCGATAGGCGTTACGTTTGCCCTCCTGAGCCAAGCCTCTACCTTCTTTGGCATTGTGACGTGGTCTAAAGGTGTCCAAGATGCGATTTTGTTCAGCTTGTCGTACCAAGGACTGTCTAGAACCCAAGTGTCATACAAGGTCAGCATCATGTCGTTCTCAGGGAAGCGCTTAGAGAAGCTCATGTGGTCTACAGGCGCTACGTCCTGCGAATAGGATTGCACGCCCATTGGGAAGTGTTCTACGTCGCCATAAGGAGTTGTGATTGTACCTATTTGCCCCTGATGACCATAGTTAGAAAGCATGGCAGTGTTTGCGCCATGTTTCTTTAGTCTGTCAATTAGATATGTGGCTTGTATTCCGTAGCCAGTCGGTGTGCCGTAAGAGTTGCTCCATACGGTTACTGTTCCGTTTAGTTTTTCCTCGGATGCAGGATGTCCTTTTTTACCCATGCTCACAGCATACATAAAAAGAGAGGTGGGAGCAACCTGCGACTCCCACCTCTCAGCTTATTTCGTTAGATTAGCTAGCTGCTCCAACGAAGCTCTTGATGTGACCAGCGTGGGTCAGGTTTCCATCAACGCGCATTAGCACGCGGAAGGTGGTTACGTCTTGGTTGAAGGCGTAGTCGGTTGACTGTGCAATCTGTAGACCGCCAGCCATTCTTACCTTGTATGAAGGTAGGTGACCGAACAGCACGCTCTTTGCGTCAACTGCAACGTCATCCATAGCTGGGTTCTCAACTACGTTGTATCCAGCAAAGCTGTCTGGGTTTCCAACGTTGACCTGATACAAGTACTGACCTGCATCGTCCTTTAGCTTACGCATTGCGCCAATGGTTGAGCCGTTTGCCATGTAAGCAACGCCCGGTAGACGCCTTGCAGCACCGTCAAGGGTGTACTGAAGGGTGATTAGGTCGTCAGCGGTGAATGCGCCTGTAACGCCAGTTCCACCAGTTACGCCTGCACCAGATGCTGTTACTACACCTGTTGGCTCAACAGTTCCAGTTCCGCCAGTTAGACCTGAGTTTACGCCGAAGCCGATAGCGTTACCAGCCTGCTCAGCAATCAAGCTTGAGAGGTTGAAGCCAGCGTCGGTGAGCAACTCGTTGCTTACTGGTACTAGGAATGAGTACTTGTATGCACCCAAGGTGATTGAGCTGAAGGTTGGCTCGCTGTCAGCAATTGCTGAACCCTCACCCTTGATGGTTGCAGTTGAGTATGCAGTCAAGGTTGGGATGGTCAAGTCCTCACCAGAAGCGGTGTTGATGACCTCAGAAACGTCCAACATCGGACCCGCAAGACGTGCTACGGAGAATACCTCGTCGTAGAAGCTCTTTGGTACGGTGTTGTCAGATGAGACGATGGTGCGCTTCTCAAAAGTGTGTGAGCGACTCTCGCCGTTCAAGATTGCGCGTAGTGCATCCTCGTCGGATGAAGCAGTCTCTACTGAAGGGTTGAACTCCCTAGCAGCTTCGGTTGCTTGTGCAGAGCGCTCTTCGTTGCGCTGTGCGATTTCGATTGCCTCGTCAGCACGACGGATGTCGGCTTCGATGCGGTTAATCTTCTCAGTTGTCTCAGCGTCTAAACCGCCACGCTCTTCGGCTGCGTCAATTGCTTCGCGAATCTGCAGCGTTAGGTTAGCGCGGAGTTCTTGCTGAGATTTGATGAACTCAGACATTTATATATCTCCTATAATTTGGTACTTACAGTTTCCAGTCGCGTTGACGCAGAACTGAACTTGACGGCAGAGCTGACTCACATCCGTTGTACTTATTCTACAGGAGTGTGTACCCTGAAAAGGGCGTGCGAAACCCTCCTAGCAGAAAGGGTAAGAACTAGGAGGGGAAACGCTAGCGAGTTTCGTCGGCTGCGACGATGCGCGTTTCTTTCGCGGGTGCGCTCTTCTCCTCAGCCTTAGCTGACTTGGTAGGAGCGTCTAGCGCTACAACTGCTTCAGCCCAAGCGTCTACGTTTTTGAAAACAACGCCTGATTCTGGATTTCCGGCAGCCTTTAGGATTGCTGCTTTGATTTCTGCTTTGGTTGCCATATTAGATTCCTTTTAGTAGAGTTTCTAGCTTTTTCTTCTTTAGCTCTAGCATATCTGCATTTAGCTCAGGCTCTGCGCCCTCGACCTCTTTTTCCTCTTCAGGAGATAGGTCGTTGATGACCGATGTCAAAACTTCTGCATCTTCTTTGGTTAGGTGTTCTCCGACCTCTATCTTCAGCAGAGCGTCTGATAAGTCATCAACGTTTACATTTGCTCTCTTAGCAATCTCGTCCAAGTTTCTCACCATAGTCTTTCCTGCAGTCTCGCTGTAAGCGGGGAATGCAACGATGCTTACTTCATGTAGCCTAACTGAGTTTAGCGTTCTTTCCATGCCATCGCTACTCCAGTCGTCACCACCAGCTGGTACGGAGAAACCGAATGACATTGCATTTACGTCTCCGCGCTTGATTAGGTAGGCTGCGTCGCGCCCTTGCTGAGTGTCAGGTAGGTCTGCGCTTACGCGTAGTCCGTAGCCATCTTCTTCAAGTCTTAGAGTTCCGGCTCTGCTAGAACCAAGTACCTGCCCTGCATCGTGATTCCACAGAAGCTTGATGTCGTTGCGTGCGCGAAGTGAGCGCTTGAAAGCACCGGGAGCAATCTTCTCTCGGAAGGGCAGTGGCTCTGAGGCGCTATTGAAGATAGCTGCGTAACCAGTAAAGGTCATGCCCTCTCCGTTGTCTCTCACCTCAAAAGGCGATACCATCAACCGAGTTTCGATTTTTGCCATCTCTTTAGCCTCCACGCTTACCAGCTCTCTGTTCTCTTCTTCTAGTCTAGCAACAACGCCTTCTGCGTA